TAGCGCTACCAGTTGGCCCAAAGTACTTTAACTCAACAGACAAAAAGCCAGCCGTTGGCAATACAAAAGAAGTTAATTTAAACTTTCGTTTATCGTTGTCTTTAGTTGAATAGTAGACGAAAGTATTATAGGTCTCATCCCATTGCAAAAGGTTAAACGAACCCACTAAAGTAGTACCTAAATAGCGGTCAGTTCCTCCTGAGTCGACGTGCTTTACTGCTATAGCCATAGCGCTAGCCGCAGTCAAGTAATCAATATCAACTTCTAAATCCAAAGACAAGCCAGCAAAGTCCAGGAAAACAGGTTTAGAGGTAATTGGCTGGTCAGTTTCCTCACCGTTTGGCACAAATCTAATGTCCCAACTAACACCTTGCTCGTTGTCGTAACCAGTTGCTTGCGGAATATTGTTAGGAAATATTTGAATTATAGGCGTGTCTTCGTCTGGCGTAATTGTCCAGTCGTAAGGCTTATATGGCCCTTCCAAAAACCAAGAATCCTCGTTAAACGATTCGCCATTGGTAACAATTGACTGGCCCAAATCGCCTTGCGTTAACGTCAGTTTTTTAATAGGTCTTTGATATTGCAGCAACTGGTCAGCGTTTACCGGAATCCATTTTGTATTTACTCCGTTTTGATCTCCAACAACTTCTGGCGTGTTGCCTTCATTGGAATAACTAACCATTATTCGATTAGCGCCATCGTCGGCCAAAGCCACAAATTTACTCTCGCCATACTCTACGCAAGTCCACGTTGTCAATGCTGGCGCCGCAACAAGTTGCCACGTTATCCCGTCCGTGCTAATTGCTATTCTATTGCTTAAAGATTGACCAACGGCGACAAATAAGCCATTGCCGTAAGCAATGCCAAAAGGCGAAAATTCCAGCGTTGAATTTGTCCACGTTATGCCGTCAGTTGAGTAATTCTTGCCAGTTGTAAATTTCCCGTCTGCAAAAATAATACTGTTGGAGTTTGGTGTTACCGCTATGCCTGTCCAGTTAATGCCATCGGTCGAATACATTGTGCGGTTGGTTCCATTGCTAGAAATAGCAACAAATTTGCCGTTGCCATACGCAACAGATTGCCAATCATTGTTTGCCGCTGGCGTTCGTTGTGTCCAGTTTATGCCGTCTGGCGACGTTGCCAAACGATTCACCGCGCCGCTATTAGCAACTGCAACAAACAAGCCGTTGCCGTAGGTTATGGCCTTTAATTGTATCTGAAAACTTGGATTATACCTTGTCCAGGTTACGCCATCGGTTGAAACCTGAATATTTGTTATTAACGTGCTTCCGGATAACTCACCTCCAACCGCTACAAATTTGCCGTTTGCGTAAATTACGTCCGATAAACCAAAGGAGCCAACGGTTGCGCTTGTCCACGTTACGCCGTCGTTTGAATGCATAATGCTAAACGAGCCGTTTGATACGGCTACAAATTTGCCGTTGCCGTATGCTATGCCTCTGTAAGGATTAGCCGTAATACTTTTTAAATACCAAGTTTCAGCGGAATCGACCGCGTTATTTTGGTAACTTTCCTTTACTGCGTAGGTATTCCAGTCGTGAACGTAAATCGTTGTCGTGTCAATGTTTCTAGATATTGCACGCTGAATAATCCAGCGGCCGTTTCTTTGAAACAAAACCCAGCCCATTGTTTTGCAAATCTCCAGCAAGAAATCGAAAGCGTTAATACCTAATTCGTCAAAGGTAAACTCTTGGACTAACAAATTCTCGCCAACAGTTTGCGCAAAAATGGACTTGGTGTTGTCCATTACAAGGCCCTCATAAAGGTCGTTACAAATCTCAAAATCTAACTCGAGGTCTAGAGTATTAAGTTGGTCAAAGATTAACTCGCCTAAATCCGTGTCTACGCTTGGGCCTGTTAAAGTAATTTCCTTTAATTGAGCCAAGCCGTCGGTCGCAGTAACGACAACCGGGTAAGGCGGGTCTTGGAATGGCTCGCCAGTTATGTCGTTTAACAAGTAGCCTTTAAATACAACGTCGCCTTGGAATTTGTGAATAACCAAAAACTCGCGGTCTGAGTAACTAAAGAAATTTCTAAAATCGGTAACGTCAGTCGAATAAAAAGAAACCGTAAGCGTGGCCGACATAATGCTGGACGTAATGTCTTCGTTATCCTCGCGCTCGTATGTGTGCGTCGCTGGTACGTCTGTTGCAATTAATTCCGTTGACGTGCCAACAAAGCCGTCTTGGTATATTTCGACAACGTTGGAAAAGTCGTCAATATCTTTAAAAGGTATTGTATATTTTAGACCGTATGCCATTGCTTAGAATTTTCTCGCCCGTGTTTTGTTTGCTCTGTTAAGCGTTCCAACTAGATTGTCGCCGCTAATTGTAAAGGTAACGTTTCCGCCCATCATATTTTGCAATTTAGACAAAGGCGCAATTACTTCCGGATTTGTTCGCGCTCCAGTATATTCACCAACCAAGGCTGGCGTTGGTCCGCTGACAATACCGCCGTTTGCAAAAGGTGTTAATCCACCAATTCCCATACTAGACCCGCCTTTTAAAAGCGCTCCAAAACCACTTTTGGCGCCAGCGGCTTTACCCGCAGACATTACCGCGCCACCGGTTAAAATGTTTAACGTTATCGCTGCGGCAATAGCAGCCGCAAACCTTAAAACCATTTGTTTTAAAGCGTCAAAAATGCCTTGGAAACTAATTTTTCCAGTCTCAGCAAGTTGTCCAAGCGCCTGGCCAAACATATCGCCAACCATTAAAGCGGCATTCATATTTTGCGCTACCAATTGAGTCTCGTAAGCCATTTGGCTTTGAGCCGCAGCCGCCAAGTTAAGCCTTTCAATTGCGTCTTCTGGTATTATAATACCTGGCATCGTTGCAGCGATTTGCTTATTCATTGCCAAAATGCTAGACGATGCGTTTTGAATCATTGCCAAACGCTCCGGAGTTACTTGCTTAGATACGTCCGTAGGCTGCCCACCAAATGCGTCTCGACTTCCAACCTTTTTAAGAGTCGCGTCTTGGTTTTTAAGAAATTCTTCGGCTTCTTTTCTTAGTTGCTTAATTCTTTGTTCGTGCGCTCTTTGTCTTGCCGCCGCTTGCTTTTCTACTTCCGCAGTGTTTTGCTTAGTTGCTGCAGTTGTTGCCGACGTAGAAGTTGCAAGCATTGCCTCAGAGGACGCTTGCTCTTTTCTTAGTTTAACGTACGTCTGGAATAATGCTTTTGAATCTTCAACTGTATGGCCTAAGCGAATCATTTCGTTTAAGAAACGAGTTTGCGACGTGCCAGCCTCTAACGTAGCGACGTCTAAATTATCAAATTCACTTGCAACGTCTTTAATTGTTCTTTGTAAATCGTCAGTTGAATCGTTAACCTTTAAAAGATAAGTCCGTGCCTCCTCTGAGGATTCAGAAAGCGTTTTAAATGGGTTCATTAACTCGACAACCTCGCCAAAATTGCGCATTGTCGAAATGACGTTATTTAGGTCCTTAATAAACCAATTTATAAAGCCGCTAGAACTGTCTCCAATGTTTTTAAATAGTTGGGTTATATTATCCTCTAAGTTTGAAATCTGGCCGCCTGTCGTCTTGGAAATAGCCTCCATTGATCCAGCAACGCCTTCCAAATTACCAAGGCCCAATAAATATTCTTGTATTGCTTTATCGGATTTTTGTACCTCGGTTGTAATTCCTTTAAAAGTGAATTGTACAACGTCTCCTTGCGCCGATGCTTTAATTCCAAACTCCTTTAAACGCTCAAACTCACCGCTTTGCGCGTCAAGAATTGCTTCGGTTAACTGGTCAAAAGATTTGCCTACAGAACTTGCAAGGTCACCCATTCTGCGCATTTCGTCCATCGTTGGAATAAATCCACGGTTGGACAATTTTACAAACGCATCGGTTAACTCATTTACTTGGAAAGGCGTGCTACTTGCAAAATTTACGATTTGGTCCATCGCAGCCTTTGCCGCTGAATTGCTACCTAGAGCGGTCGTTAAAACCGCCTCCATTTTTTGGAATTCAACTGTAGTATCTAGGATTTTTTTGCCAAGATTTACTAACAAATCAACCGTGAAAACCGCCGCCATTGTTTTGCCAACCTCAGAAAAGGCGCTGCCCATTTTCTTAGTAGACTTAACCGTTTCGTCGTTGCTTTGGCTTATACTTTTGTTTACGTCGTTAACCTCAGATTTTAACTCAGTCATCGACTTGTTAAACTCCTTTAGTTGCGCGACTATATCAACGTTTAATTTAGCGCTCATTGTATTTTATTAGTTATCGTATCAAAGTTGGCCTCTTCCTCAAATTTAAGCGTTTGCCATTGTAGTCCAATTTCGTATGCCTTAGCGACCTCGGCTTTGGTTGGAATTTTAACCGGCTTGGCATCCAATAGCGGAATCTTCCAGAACTTTTCAGGCTTACGAATTAGGTCGCCTTTCTTGGTAACGTTAACGTTGTTTAACTGCACCCAAAGTGATCTAAACAAATTTTCCTGTTTGCTTTCGCGCATTTGATGGCCGTAAGCAATCGACTGGTATTCTGCAAAAGACATAAAATAAAAGGAGTTAGGATCAAGTCCCAACTCCCCGATTGCATAATGCCAAACCTCGTTAAATGTTATTTTTTTTTTGAGCCGCCTTCTTGCTCTGGAACGTCTACTTTAGTAATTGCCGATAAGCCAAACATAATAGTTTGCATCACCTTGCCAAGTTCCTCCGGACTGGTCATATCGACCCAGTCCAAAATATCGTCGTAAGTTAAATCCAATTCTTTGTCTTTGTAAATCGCCTCCACATAAAGAGCCGAAAAGACAAACTTTGCAATTGATTTAATTTGTGCAACGCCTGGCGTTGTTAGTTGCTCAATCGTCGCTTGGACGTCATAACCGAGCGTTTCGCTAAAATGGATTAAGGCGCCCATCCCAAATTTAAGAGGATAGGCGCCACCATTTATTTTAACTGTTGTTCTGCCTGTGTAGTTCATACGGGCAAGTTAGCAAAAATTAAGTACTTGCTGGTACTACGGTTGCTTTAAGTAAAGGACCTTTTCCGGTAAATTCTACGGAGTAAGTTACTGCGGCTTCCATTTCAGCGCTGACGCTAATAGATGCAACGCTTGCGTTTCCGTAAAATACCAAGTCTCCAGTTACATTGGTAGTAAATTTCAAAGCAACAACAGTACGACCGCTCAAAAGCGTGTAAATGTCGCCAACGTTGTTGGTATCGTCAAATGCAACCAAGCCGTCAGTTGAAACTGACCAATCGCGTAGGCCAGCAATGTGATCTGCCCAACCTCCGTCGTCTTTGCAAGTTGCATCTGCAAGGTCAACGTTTACGGATAATTCAGAAGATGTTGCGCAGCCAATCATAACGTTATCAAGGTAAACGTTTAGGAGCGTGCCGTTAAATTTGCCAGTTGTAGCCATATTTTTGAGCGTTTAATTCGATTTTTTTTTTAAAAATAAAAGGTCTTTAAATAAATGCAAACCTATAATTAATTATTTGGCTTAAACATTTCGCATTTAGTCCCGCACGGCTCGCTTGGCTCTTTTGTAAAATATGGCTGCCAATCCGTTGGCGGTGTTGTGTAGCGCAAGCAAAGGCTTTTTAATTTGCAGCGCTGCGGTTTGCATTTGGTAATATCTGCCATCAAGTATAAATCAAATAATTCGAGTCTTGATCAATAATTTTTTCGAATAATTCGTCAACAATAAAACGCTCGGCTGGCAAAGTTGATTGATACAACTCACCAACACCGCGAAAATTTATCGAGTAACTCGCAACGTTTTCCATTTCTGCGGAATTCGTCAACGATTCGACCATTGCCAAACCTAGTAAAGTGTAATCCGTCTCGGCGCCAATTGACAACCAAACGCGTTGCCTGTTTTTAAACACCTCGTAAAGGTCGCCATAGGAATAGCCGTCGTAAATAGTTAGCGCATCGGACGATAAAGACCAAGACCCTATTTTGCTTATATGGTCGGTAAACATTCCGTTAGCGTTGGAAACAGAGTCCAATTTTTCCATTTCAACGCTAAGTTGGTAAGCCTTTGACTTGGCAATTATTTGCTCGCCAACAATTACGAAAAGCGTTGATCCATTAACCTTGCCCATCAATCCAATTTTCAATCGTTAAAATTTCCCGATGTACAACGTTAGTGTCGGTAATACTTGAAAGGCTAGTTTGCTGGATAAGTTTAGCGGTTACAATTTTGCCGACGTCTAGCAGCAAATAGTTTTCTGGATAAAGGCAAACGGCTTGCAGTATTGAGTCGGCTATGCTATCCGCGTCTAACCTACCATAGGGAGCAATCGACGCCGTAACCACGTCCAAAACGATTGTAGTAACGTAATTATATTGCTGGTTGTCTTTGTCGTCCGCTTGCGTCTGGTTTCCAATTAAAATATAAGGAAAAGGCGCGTTATCAGGCGCAAAAGTATCGTAACAAGGGACCGGTTGCCCCTTATAAGTAATCGTATTGTTTAGCGCTTGCCAGTAAGCCTTGCGAACAAATGCTTTAATATTTCTCATTTTTCAAATAATTTTTTTAACGTTCGCTCAATATTTTTCGGCAATTCTTGGCGTTGCTTCCATACCGCCGGATAAAAGAAAGGTCGTGCTGGTAAATTGACTTCCTTAATTCCAGCACCTTTGTACTGAGCCGCGAAATCGCTTAATTCGTTAGGTACTTTTACACGGCTGCCAGTTCCAAACTCAATATAAGGCGAATACTCAGCGCCAACCTCCACGCCTCCAGTAATCTGGTTTTTAGTTGCCTTTATTGGCGTTGATTGTATGCTATTTTTTAGCGCTCCGGTATCAACTGGCACGTCGCTTGCCGCGTCCGTCTCAATTGAAAGCATCGAGTCCTCTATTTCCGCTCGAACATAGTCCGCAACCTGGCCCTCCAAGTCTTTTAAATACTTGTAAAACGCGTTTAAACTTTGCTTATTAAATTCGATACTTAACATTATTCCCTTTCCATTGCTATAATTCTAATCATTCGGTCATATTCTAGCGCGTCAATGAATGAGTCGATTATAAACGTTTGACCAGCATAAGTTATATGCATCGACTTACTAAGTGTAACTAAAGGATTGTCTCTTATAATTATTTCCCATTGGTTTTTTATAACCATTTGATCCTCGGAATTTTGACGACGTCCGGACAAGTTGGTTACTTTGGCCCAACAAGTATAAACTAAACCAGGCGCGGAATAAAAACCGCCGTAACCGTCTGCGCTAAGGTTTGAATTTAAAAACGAAATGCGTTCCCGCAAATCGCCCGCTTTAATTTCCTTATTAGTCCTCACGCTCCAAACCAGTTATAAGTTTTATATGGCATTAACAAGGCTTTAACACCTAAAGGCGACTCAATGGCCTGTAAATCGCTAAAGTCCTCGCGGCGTTCGTAAAGCGTGTTTACCATCATTTTAATGGCTAGTTTAATATCCTCTGGAACAACCCCAAAGCCAGCGGTATAAACCAACTTAAACTTGTAACTTTGAGCGCCGCCAAGAATTACAAGTTTTGGAAACAAGCCAGCGTTTACCTGGTAAGTTAATGGCGTTTCAACGCCGTTTTGGTCTAGCGTTACGCATTTACTAATATTTAACTCGTTTGTTAGCGGACCGTAAGGCATTTGGAATTGATATGGGTAAGTAAACGAGGTAATAGTTACGGTCTTAGGGACAATGCATTTACCAGTATACGACTCGCAATGTGTGCGCGCCATTGTTATTAGGCTAGTAATTAATGCGTCCTCGCTAAAGCCGTCGATTCTCGCGTAATCTTTTGCTTCTTGCAATGTAATTGGCTCAGTAACTGCGCCAGTTGCTAGTTGTACGGAATAGCCAGTAAATGATCCGTTGCTAGGTGTATAAAGTAAATCACTCATTATAATCTCGTTTTGCTTTGTCAACGATAAAGGTATAAAATGCTTCCAATTCTTGGTCTTGGTATTTTAGCCGTTCGTCTGCCAAGTTGCGCATAATGTTTTGGTGAAAGTCGTAAAGAATTTCGTCTGTCATTAATTCCTCGATTTTCTTAGCCATTCCGTCAATGTCTTCGCGGTCAAAGTAAAGACCAGCGGCGCCAAGGCATTCTTTTAATCCGTCTGTTGGCGTGCAAATAACTGGCAGCCGATTAATAGCCGCCTCTAACGCTACACGTCCGTAACTCTCGTAATCGCTTGGCATTAAAACAATGTTAGACTTGCCATAAATCAAATGAATGTCAGGCGTTTGCGGAACGTACTTTAAATTTTTATAAGTGTCGTCAATTATCTGCTCGCCGTAACTACCTAGCACACCAAGAAATTTAATTTTAGGCAATCGCTTGGCAAGTTCCACCAGTATTTTGCCTCCTTTGTTTTCGTTGCAATTAATAAGCGTAACGTTCTGCCCGTGCTTGCGGTTATATTTTACGTCGTCTGGGAAAATCGGAGGTTTGCAAACAATTGACGGGTTAGGATAAGGACCACCGCCTACGTTTTTCTCGTTTGCTTTGTTGTTATAAACAACCGAAATATTGGCTTGCCTTGCTCTCACAATTCTGTAATCGTGGTCGTTGTGGCTAAGGAAAATCAAATGCTTTTTAAAATGCCTTGCCCAATTAATTGCAACGCCTGTATTATCTAAATGGGTAAAGACAACGTCGGCATTACTTAGCGCTAAAAAAAACTCATTGGAATAATAGCCGGTTATAAATTTTATAAACGCAAACTTTTCGCCGTCTGGATAAATCTGGTTTTCTGGTAAAATTACCTCGATGCTGCATCCCTTTTGATGCAAAAATTTGGCGTAGTGCTGAACGGTCCACTCGGCGCCCGAGTTATGCGTTCCCGCCCACGCGTGTACAAAAAAAACTACATTCATAAATTTTTTGCTTTGGTTTTAGTAAACCTATTGATTTTTAAATAAATAAAAAAACCCGCACTACAATAGTGCGGGAATTTTCAACTAAAACTAACCTATGAAATTAGTTACCAGAGCCAGATGCAAGAGCCGCAGCAAATGATCCGTAAACGATTGACTGAGAAGTGTAAACTGCCAAAGCAATTCTTTCCTCAACGCGTACAGTTACAAAGTTTTTAGTTACGTTGTCAGCATCCTGCTCAAAGAATTCAAGCGTAATGCCCTGACGTACGAACAACTGAGAACCAAGCGCCAAATCTCCAACGAAGAAATCGCCAGCAACAACGCCATTAATTGCGTAAACTGGAACGCCCATAATGAACATTTGACCTCCAGACATTGACACATAAGACGGCAACACATAAGCGCCAGCAGTTTCTTTGGTAGAAACAAGTCTCAAGTAATCAGTTGGGTTAATCATAATCGCGTTTGGAGCGTATTCGTTTTTGGTTGTTTGAACAACCGCAGCAGCCAAAACGTCAAATCTGTTGATTGTAGAACCAAAAGAAACGTTTGTATATGCAGACCCGTCAGTTGCGAAACCGTGCAAGTTTTGACCGATTCCAGACCCGTAAAGGATTTGAGTATCTTCAACGTTCAAAAGTTTGCTTGGCGCACGGCTAGAAAGGTAAGCAATCAAGCCTGGAGTATCGTCCAACATCTCCTTAGTCAATCTCATAAAAGTAGGGATTGTACGGATAGAACGATCTACTGCGGTCAAATCAAAATCAGATTGAGGCTTTGGTGAACCTTGTGCAGTTGGAACCGCAGCGTTATCGTAAGCGCTCTCGCGTACGAAACGGATAAGGTTGCTAGAGGTTTGTCCAACTGGCAACAACTGACGAACGTTTACTTTTCTGTTTGGAGTAAACTTCAAATCTGGAACGCGGTCCGCTGGGATAACTTCGCCAGAATAAGAATTGGCAATTGTCATATCGCCACCCTTCAATTCAAGGTCCAACTTTACCTTGTTAGCGTTTCCGCTCTTGTAGTTTCCGAAAGCGTCAGATGCAAATGCTTTCTCTAGTTCGCTAGAGAAAGAATAACCTTTCTGTGCGCTTGCGAAACCCGCTTGCGTTCTTGCGTCTACTTGGTCAAGTTGAGCCTGTAGCGAAGTTGCTTTTTCGTTTAGTTTTGCGGTTTCTTGAGTCAAATTCTTTCTGAATTCCTCACCCGCTTCTTTCATTGACTTAACGTCGGAAATCAACGCTTCATTGCCTTCCAATTTAGCCAATACAGAGTCCAATTGTGATTTAATTGCTTCCATTTTGTTGTTAAATAAATTTTTTAAGTTTAGGTAAATATTCAAACTCTAAAGCCATTGCCAAACTCGGGTCTTGCTCAATTATGAATTGACTTGCGCCGGATTCCTCTTGCGTAACTGGGTCTAAATGCAAGGACTTTAAATGTTGTTCGATTTGCTTTAATGCAATTTCCAAAGTTATTAAACTTTCGTCAGTTAAATCGCCTTTGCGGATAAGGTTGCACATTTTTGCAATCATATCTTCGCTTTTTGGCTTATCCCAACTTTTCATCGATTCGATTGGTGTGTTAGCATTGGCTCCCCAAGTAACAGTCGAACCTTCCCAAAGTTTAATTTCTCTAATTTCGCGGTATCCCGCTTTATTGTCGCTCTTTACAATTTCAAAGCCAACAGAATGCTCGTTAAATACGCCCTCAGCATATAGTTTAATTACGTCTTTGCCGTAACTGGTCTCTGTAATTTTAGAAACAAAACGCAATCCTTTAGCGTCTTCGATTAATTCCATTGGTTTAGCCAATGGCATAAGAGGATTATGTTGGAGCAAGTGCATAATGCGGTTGCGTCCCATTGGCCCGTTTTCCGCTACGGTCTTTTTATATGCGCCAGAAACGATAACGTCGCCGTCCGAGTCAATGTTATTAAACGCGGAAAAGTAACCCGTAACGATTCCTTTAACGTCGTCTACGTCTTCGATAATTCCGCTGCTTATATTCTTGTAAATCATCTGTCTCTTTTTTGTAAAAATAAAAGGGATAAAAAAAAAAGCAAACCAATAAATTACTGGTTTACAAAATAGCCAACTCTTTCCTCGGATTGATAAAATAAATTAGTGTAATCTTTAAAGCCGCCTTCTATATCTGACTCGCTCGGACGCTGGTAACTTAGGAACGGGTAAACGACGTAACTGTTGCCGCGTGGATGTACAACAGTCCTAAAATATTCGTCTATTGGAACGCTAAACTCTAGGTTTGATAACTCTTTGCAAAGTTTGTGAGAATAGTAAATGCCGTGAGTTGTCCAGGCGCCGTACGTTCTGGCCAACGTGTTGTTTATCCTGTCAATCCTTTGGTCTTTAATGTTGGCGCCAAGCATTAACATTTCCCAGCCTTGCGGCAAATCCTTAATTGCGTTTAAAAGATTAGTTACCCAACCGCGGTATGTTGCGTCGTCTTCAAAAATTAAAACGTCGCCCTCGGCCTCTGCAAATATTTTATTAAATGTTTTGGCTAGGCCAACCCATCCCCATTCGTGGCGTATTGCCGAAACGCGCTCAAGTTCAAAATGCGGCCCTAACTCCATTTCGCACGCGCGCCATTTATCACGGCGTGAATCCAAATTAATAACCTTTGCAATCATTTACGAATTGGTAATCCGTCAACGTCTCGCATTAATCTAAAGACAACCTTGCAACGGCAATTGCAAATTTGCGAGGCTGGCGCAGTTGTTGAGTCGCCTGGCCTGTCCATTTCATAACCTCCAACTGTAAACTTTGCGTCAAAAGGTATCCATTCAGAATTTAGCATTGCTTTATGATCTGGACGCGTACGCAAATCTGTGGCTGGCAGCCATTTCTTTTCGTACATAAAATCCGAGGTTTTAGATGATTCCATTGCGGCCGTGTTGGTTGCCTTTACCATTTCAGTTCGTGCAATCAATTTGGAGCGGTTAGTAAATATGGCGCCAACGCTTTGCTCTATGCTTCGCGCAATGTCTGGAACCCCTTTGCCATCTCGTAAGCCAATAGTAACTATTCGCTGGATAATGTCTCGCGAGGTTTTATTAATGTCTAGCAGTAAACCGGTTATATTAACCACGGCAAAGCGTCGCATAAAGTCACGCCATCCAGCGCGTAACGCTTCTTTAGTTGCTTTTGTTGGCGGTTGTATTGCGTTATACATTGCGTCCGCATACGCAACGCCAGCGGTAACGTAAAGGTCTTCTAATACGTCAGCCAATGGCGCTGGACTAATTAGGTCGAACTCGTTTATATTACCAGGCGCCTCTTTAATTGCGTCCAAATAAGGCTTTAATTGCTTCTTTAAAGCCGTGTAAATCTGCTTTTCGTATCGCCTCTCGTAACGCCTTTGCAAAGCATCTAATTGATTGGCTAAAGCAATTTCCTTACGCGTTGGTTTCGGCATAGTCTCCCACGTTGTCTATGTTGTCAACTGGTTGCGCGCCGTATTCGTCCAAGGTCATTAAACCCTGTGGAATAAATGGCTTATTCATTAACTCATTCTCGTAAACTCCGTAATTCATTGCCGTACGTTTCTCGTTAGGCGTTAACCAGTAAGCCGCAGACAATTGCTGAACAAGTTTGTCCATATCGTCTTGCATTTCCGGATAGGCCATATAATCGAAATCGACAAAGTAGTTGTTTTTGCCGTAACTTGGCAAAAGCCAGTTGTTTAGTACGTCTCTGATCTCAACGTGCAACGGACGCACAACGTTATTAATTAGGGCCTTGTAAGCCGTCTCGGTATTATTAAACGTGCTTGCCTCAGTATCACCAAGTAGTTTTGCATCGACGCCGTAAACGCGGCACAAAGAGCGTAAAATTACTTTTTGCGTGTCGATAATAGACATATCAACGGCATTCATTCCCATCTGCACCCAAGACAATTTGGCTGGCGTAATGATTACGTCGCCCGCTCTGTTTGATCCTTGGTAATTGTGCGCGTAATCCTCTTTTAAGCCTTGCGCTTGCTCGCGTGTAATGTTAACGCTTCCGTCTCCCGTTAGTATACCACGCGCTCCCATATTTTGGAGCATACTTAAAAGCGCTTGCTTTCCATCGTTTGACGTGGTTAGATCACGAACCGCGGAGCGTAAAGGTGAGGCGCCATAAAGATGGTTTGCCGTGCCAGCCTGGTAACTAATATTAAAATTCTTTAAGTGTCCAACATTTTTGGCATCGATGCGCTCGTAACCGTTGTAAGTTAAACGATACTCCTTAATTGGCTGGTTTAGTCCTCCGGAAATAATTTCCATATACTGAGACGGCAAAGAATAAAGCGCAATAATTGGAGCGTTAGGTTGGTCTCCACGTCTTGCGCCGTACATATAAGCATTGCCGGTAATCAATCTAAAGGCTGCAATTTCTTTTAACCAGAGGTCCCACGTTTGGAATTCGTTAGGCTTCTTTAGCAATCGGTCTAATTCAGGAATATTAACCTCTTCCATTGCCTTAGTGCGCAACTTTTCAGCGGACCATTTGGCGCCAGAGTTTGGCATTGTTCCGCTCATTGACTTGTAATATTTAAATGCCTTTTCGTCTTTGATTTCGTAAGTAATAAGCGGAGCCGCTGACAACTTGTTTACGATTAGGTTTATAATCGAGTAAAGGTCTGAGTTAAGGTAAAGACCTTTTTCGACAAAGTTTTGCGTTGTTGGCGCCGTCCAGATTACGTTGTTACCCAAATAGGGAAATACGGCGTTTAAATATGTTGCGTCCTTTTTATTAAGTCCAACTAGGGATTTGATGCGGTCGATATAATTCATTCCGTGCGTCTTTTTTTGTAAAAATAGGATATTAATATAAAAAAATCATTGGATAACCTAAACGTGCCAAAAATCATTGGCTTTGAGTTTATCGAATGCGTAACGTATTGCGTCAATCGTGTGGTTATAATCGTCAATTGGCGTGTCGCTGCGTTTATCGTTCCAGACGTAGTTGTTTAATTCTTTAATTATCGTCTTGCTTTCAGCGGTTACAACAATCTGGTAGTCTTGCATTTTTTTTATGCCATAACGTACTGAGTCTGGCCCTTTTGTGCAAGGGATAATATTAAAACCCATATTGTAAACCTCGTTTATTAGCCTTGGCTCCGCGCTATCTGCTACAATCATTTCGTTAGGCTGGCAATGTTTGCCAATGCGCTTTGCAATGTCGCTAGTTGTAAGGCCAACCTCGGCAAAGCATTCCTCGCAATAGATTAATCCGTTGTCTTCGTCGACGGCTACCTTTACCAATGTCGTTGGATCAATGCTAAAACCAAAGTCCATCCCAAAACCAAAAGGTAAAGCCGTATCGAAATTACCAATTTTCCAGTTTTCGAAAATAACTCCCTCGGCTTTATCCATCCAGGCGCCCATAACAATGTGATTGTACTTGGTTGGATTCCGTTGCCGCATTGCCTCAAATCGGTTTATAACTGTTGGGTTAAGGTTGTCTATGTTGTCTAAATAGGTTGTATGGATGTAAGTACAATCGTTTTTTACTCCGGTAAAGCCAGAATTAACGCCGTAATCCTCAAAGAATCGTTTATAAACCCAATGCTCTTTGGTTGCTGGATTCATTACTAGCAAAACGCGGTTTGGTTTGTCTACGGCCCTAACAGATAAGTCGATGCGGTCAAAAATATCCTCGTCAACCAGTTCCTCGGCTTCGTCTAGTAACCAAGTAGTTACTCCAGCAATTGATTTTAGGTTAGCGGTTGCCGTGCCTTGGCTGGTTTTTATGCCTCGAAATAGAATTTTTGAGCCGGTTACCTTGTTAATTATTTCGCTTTGCGTAATTTCAAAGTCGCTTTCTTTATTCATTAACTCGATTTTGTCGATGAATTCGGGGATAATCGAAATAAACGCACTCGTTAGCGTCCAGCGGGTAAATAGTATAACGTGCCCTTCCTCGTAAGTTAGGTTAAGCAAAAACATAGACAACGTCCACGACTTACCGGAGCCACGCCCGCCAGTTACTAGATAGTAACGCGTTTCCGGTTGCTCATAAAAAAGCGGTTGGTATTTGTCTAGCAGTTTGATTGCCTCCATTACTTGCCTTTAAGCCATTCTATTGGCGGAGTTACCTTGTCGCCTTGCGTAGTAACGTCAATCTGTTGCTTAGGCATTCCAAAGCGGTAATTTAACCAGGTCTTTATTGCTTGAATGTCGCCGTCTTTACAACGGTTCCAAAGCGCTTGCCAAGCGTCCTCTGGAACGGCAATCGCATCCATTTGCTCTATAATTTTAATTTCGTCCGCTTTTGGTCGTCGACCTCCTCCGGGTCTTGCTCCTCCGTGTCCGTTTGCCATCTTGCAAATATTTGTTTATCCAAGTAAAGATAAAAAAAAGTCCAGCGACTGCTAGACCTTATCAAAAACAAGCAAAGTGTAACTAAACCAAGACGCATTGGTTGCCGCCTTTCTTAGATCATTGCTTGCCTTTTCGTTGTATTTAAAGCCTCGTTCTGTTACTTGGCCAATAATGTAGTCGTTATTTCTACAATTAACGTGTCCGCTTCCGCCTTGGCCCTCAATTGCCCACGAAATAATAAGCGTATTTTTAACGTGCTTGGTAATATTATCAATAAACTGATCCTCAAACTCGGCTGGAATATGCTCGCCAACCTCTAAAGACAGGACCGCGTCAAACTTCTTTTTTAAATAGAAAGGTTTTGAGAGGTCTAGGACGCGTCCAATTCCCTCCGATAGCGTTTCCGTATTCGGGTTGCCATCGAACGCCTCAACGGCCAAATTAGCAGCCTTAAACGCCTTGGCATAATCACCCATTCCACAACCAAAATCGACAACTGTTTTAATTCCATTGTCCAAAAGATATTGGGTAAGCGCATTGGCTAGACTGCGGTCGTGAATGTGTCCGGTTGCGTCGGTTGTTTCCCAGTAACCTAATTCGTTTATTTTCATATTTCTAATTTTTCCAAAGTTATAAAAAAAACCTTGCCCGATTGGACAAGGCTTTACTACAAAACATAAACCCAAAAAAACACTAAATTAATTTTATTACTGCATTTGTAACGTTTCCAGCAAAGTCGCAAAGTTTACCGTTATGCTCAAACCTTACCTCTTTTTCTCGACCTTGGTAAGCCGCGGCAATCAGTCTAATTTGACGCTGCACAACTTCAATGCTAGTAAAGCATCCTTTGCCTTTGTTATTCCACTCGCTCCAATTGCCATCCCGTAAGCGGTAACGAATCTCCAGCGAATAATCTAATTTACTTTTCGGCAATCCTTTAGGCATTCTTATTCTGAATTATTACCTCTAATCCAATAGCCTCGCAAATAAGCCGCAAGTTGTGTAGGGAAACGCTTTCAAATCCATTCTCTATTCTGTTAATAGGCTGGAAACTAATCCCAATTTTATCCGCTAAATCTATTTGCGTAAATCCGCTGCGCTTTCGTGCTTGTCTAATTAGTCGACCCTCTTCTAAACTCATTTTGTTGTTGTTTCTGCAAATATAACTTTTAAATAATTATCCAATCAAAAACAGATAATTTGTTTAAAAAGGTAATAAAGGGTAAATTCCCATTTGTATAAATTCCTCGCCTTTCTTTACAATGCATTTGCGGACGTTCAACTCAAAAACGTTTTTGTCGTTAAAGCCGTACTTTTTTTGCGCAATATCCAAAAGGAGTTTTACCGGGTTATCGAGGTCGCTTGCCTTGTTGCTAAAGCCGAAAAAAAACTCAATCCTAAGCATTTGCTCTGCGTCAATCTTAGCCTTTGGCATTAATAAAAGCATTGCCTCCTGATAACTCTTATATGCTGGCGATTTAAAGCGCTTCCCTTGCCAGGCTAGGTTTACGCTTAAAGGCTTTTCGTTTAGTTTAAAACTAATCATTTACAGGCTTTGTAAACTTGATCCATTGCAATTGTAAACAATGCAACCAAGACCATAAACAAAAAGCCAAACGGCATTTTAAAATGCATTAAAGCGAAAACACTTAGCACCGTGTTAACGATGCTAAATAGATTTTCTTGGCTTGGCTTAAAAAGGCAAAGTCTCTTTTTCATATTCTTGATTCATTTGCTTTTTAAAAACTGCTGAAACAAACTCGTTTTTTTCCTTTACCGCGGTCGGTTTCCAGTCATCGACTTGCAAGTAATGCGTTGGCTTGCCAGGTTGCTTTTCCTTTTTCTCTTTAATCACCAAGTTAATCCACTCAGTATCGTTTTCGTTTAGGAATTTAACCATTTTCTCTAGGTCCGTTCTGTTAAAACTCACCTTAGTCATTTCTCCAAATTTGGTTGGAACTATCTTTGCAGTTCCAGCGTAAATTGCTTCCATTTTTTTTATTTGTTTAAGTTGTTGTATTGTTCGATTGCTTTAAATATTTGATGCACTACTTGAGGGACGATTGCGTTTCCTCCGGCTTTGATTGATTCGTTTCGCCATTTAGAAAAGGTAATGCCGTCCAATCTGGCGGAAATCCCATCATTTCCATCACAAATTGGGGCGCTAATTGGGAAGGTTTCCCATCGTAATCCTCCACAAATGAATCTAGAACTGTTTCCGCTAGGTGATGTTGATCTATTCTCCTCTGCCAACTCGGGCTTTTGAATTGAGAATGCTTTGAGTCGTGAGTTGTTGGAGTGGGCAAAATTTGATTCGTTAGATATTGAGGTAAACTGAGTTGCAAGTTTATTCCTTTTTCCGCCCATTTCTCCTTTCTCGCTTCGTATTTCTCTGGACTCTGAGCATCTTTGTAATCCCTTGAGTTCGGAGTCGGAAGCATATTGTGAAAATTCATATAATCTATTATCGAGTTCGGCCTTAATTCTCCATTTTTCCGACTGTGAATTGTTTCTGCTCCAGTTTTCTTTAATTCCTCCACTCTCTCTGGATGGTCTCTCTGTACTGCAGTTGGAGTTGGTAACATTCCCGAATAAAGTACTTGGCTCAGTAGGCAGTTGTATTTGTTGTTTGGATGAGGTGCTTGATTCAGTCCATTCTCTGTCCTCTTCTTTTGCCTCTCTTGATACTTCTCTGGAGTTTCCGCTATCTGTACAAGATTTGGAGTGAGCAACAATCCAGATTCGTTCCCTTTTGTGTGGCGCGTTGACGCTTGCAGCAGGAAGAACAAACGCTTGTACTTCGTACCCTTCAGCCTCCAAATCAGCCTGCACCTCTTCGAAGACCATCCCTCCATTCCAATTAACAAGGCCGAAAACGTTTTCGCCCACGACCCAGGTCGGTCGAATTTCTCGAATTGCTCGACGCATTTCTGGCCAAAGATGGCGCTCGTCTTCTTTTCCGAGTCGTTTTCCAGCCATTGAGTAGGGTTGGCAAGGGAATCCTCCTGTAATAATGTCGATTGATCCTCTGTGAATAGTGAAGTCTGTTTTGGTAATGTCATTGTATGTAATTGCTTTAGGCCAATAATGTTTTAATACTTTCTGTCCAAATTCGTTCCATTCGCAATGGAAAACGTTTTCCCAACCCATCCACTCAGAGGCTAGGTCAAAGCCGCCAATACCAGAAAAAAGAGAGCCGTGCCTCATATAATTTCGTCGAGTTTTTTATTCTCTTTAATCGAATCCAAAATAAACAATTTCCAAATCTTATTTTTTGTTTTGGCGCCAACTGTTGACTCTTCAACGTATCTGCTAGTTAACCGCAATTCTTTGCGAACGTCTTGCTCGATTTCCTCAACGTTAAACAACCAAGGTTTTAAAATGCCTTTTTCTTGGAATCGGTTAAACCAATAAACTCCCCACTCTGCTAAGTGTCTGCAAGTCCCAGTTTCTTTTGCGTGCTGGTAGTTGTCTTTAAACGTCTGCTTTCCGATTTCATTCCAGTGCGCAATTTCCTCTGGGGATTGTTCTCGGTCTTTGTTGTGGAGGTTTTGGATTTCCATAACGATTTGGCTTTGGTGATGCTGGTAATACTGGTTAATCCAGCCGTTAACCGTCTTTTCGTTAACGTGGTAAAAGTCGCCGTACTGGCCCCGCATTCCAGCCTGTAAAATGTAGTCTACTCTTTCCTCGGTCATCCAGCCAAATTTTTTAAATAGATCATTTAGGCAGTTAATTAACTCGGTCGCGTCTTGCTCTTTGTATTCCTTAAATTGCTTTAGACCACAAACAAACTCCATCTTTTTTAGGTGTTTTACTATTATTGCTTTCATTGTTCGCTTTGTTTTAGTTGCTCTTTTTCTTTCATCATATCGCGGTAAATTTTATCAAAAATATTTTCTTTACTGCTTTCTTGTTTAGGTATTGGATTGCCTCGTTTTACCCAGTTAAAAAAATGCTCCTTGGCAAGTTTCTCGTTTTCCTTGTAATCGGATTTTAAAATACATTCTTGCCTAAAGGTATTTAAATGGTTTTGAACTTCTTTTAAATCGGCCTTCCAAGTCATTGCTAAACCTTCCAACCAAATCCTATTATTCCATAATTCTCGAAAAATTGCATTATGTGAATCCTCATTTATTTTACTTTCTTTTTCTTTAATTTCTTTTATTTCTTTTCCTTTCCTTTCCTTTAATTGCATTGCATCCGCATTGCGTTCGCTATGCGTTCGCATTGCGTTCGCATCAATATCCTTATTCCAGCGTTTTTTGGCCGATTCTCGGGCCTTTTCTGAGCGTTCCTCTTTCAATTCCATACGTTTTAAAAGGCTTTCGCTCCAAAAATATTCTTCCTCAATTACGAATAAATCAAAGTCGTTAATAATCTTTTTAATCGTTTCTTCTTGCGTTTGCAATGCGAATGCAATGCTTTTGCAATGCGTTCGCATCCTATGGTCGCTTTCATTTCTTAGCAGTTCAATTAAGGCCCAAAAAAGACCGTAACCTTCCCAGCCTAATTCCATTCTTAGCCGAAGTATTTTCGGGTCGTCTTTGGCGTTCGCGTCGTGCGAAAAGTAATACGCTTCTTTTTTCATTGAAAATAAAAAACCCCAACAGGTGAGAGACTGCCGGGGTTAGGTTTAGTTAACCTATGGAATAATTTTTGCCTCTCACCTCAAAAATTACTCGATGAACAAATATAACGCTTTTAAAATTATCCAACTAAATAGCGTTTCTTTAGTTGAAAATAAATGCAAGCGTAAGTCCTGTTTAATTTAATCGCAATTACCTTGGTTGGCGTTCTGTCTTGCCACATTTCAAAGATCAATTGTTTTTCGTCTTCAGTTAGTACTGGCCTTCTCATAATTGTTTATTATTTGTTCAACGGCTGCCAGACAATCGGTATATACTGAGCCGCCCAAGTCAATAGATTCGTGGATGCGTTCAAATAGTTTTACGAAATCGTGAAACTGCTTAATAGTCGCTTCGCCTTCGTCGTAACCTTCAAGAAATCTAAACGCTTTCGTTGCGTTACGCTTTAACGAGTTAATTATGTTTTTATGCTTTACAGTTAGGTCGTGGTCATAATGCTTTAAAAACGTGCAATCCTCGTAATTATCTAGCATAATCTCCTGGAGCGCCAAGTAAATTAGATATTTCTGAGTTGCCCTAAATTGCAACTCTCGAACGATTTGCTCTTTTGTTAATCCATCCATTTGCCGTGCTTTCTAAGGTGATAAAAACGATGCGAAAGCACCTCCACAATTAACTTAAACAAAGAGTCAGCGCGGTACTCTCCAGCGCTAACCTTTAAAATATACTTGCTTCTCATTTCTGTAAATAGTAACGTGCAACGCGTTTGTCGTTAATAGTTACCATATCGGTAACAACTGCCATACCTTCCTCGCGTAGGCACGCAATGCGAGCGGATAAGCGGAAACAACCAAACATATTAAGCGCCTCCATTGGCGTAATAGAATAGCCGTTTAATAGCCAGCCTTTAATTAGTGCGTTTTGACTTTCTGGTTTCATAAAATTATAGCGGTTTTTTCGATTAAATATTTAGTCTCAAAGTAAGCGGTTAAAAATTCGTCCTCTGTTATTTCTGTCCAGTCGTGAGTTTCAAACCAATACAATACTCTATTTGGCTTTAACTTAATGTCTGGGTAAAGATCAGCGCGCCAGTCTTGTTTGCTAACGTGCAAATGCATTTGCTCATTTAATACCTTAATAAAATTTAGGTCCCCAACTTTAAAATACTGCGGTAACTCAAATTCCGAGTTAACGACTTGTCTGGTTTTAATTTTAAAAGTTTCCATAGGTTTAAAGTAGTTTTAGTCCTAGTAAGTAGCCAAGCGCAAATATTGGCGCAAAGGCTAGAATTGTGTAAAGGATTTTTCCGGTAATCTTAATTGCTTTTTTCATAGGTGTTTTGGTTAAATGTTTAGCAAATCTAAACAATAAATAAGAATAGCAAAATATTTAAACTAATTTTTTTATTAAATCTTTATGAGTTGCCTCTTTGACCAGAACGTGAACGCGGTTATAAGGCAAGCGCGTGTCCTCGGCAATTTCTTTATTATTATATCCCCACGATGCCAAAGTAATTACTCGGTTAACTAGGTGTTTAGGCATCGATTCGACTAGGTTTGTGCTGCTCATTTTTCGCGGCGCTTTAACGTGCAGTTTTAGCAACGTGTAAAGTATATAGCCTACTTGATTGACAGTTAAACCCAGCGCTTGGCTTATACTGGTTTTAGTGTATCCGTCTAGATACAAGTCGCGAACCATTACGCTCACTTTTTCGAATTTGTTAGCAGCCATAAACGCTCAAATGTTTCGTTAAAAGGTAATTTTTCAGTTTGATAAGTTGATCTAACGCCTTTTGGCGCAAGGTCTCCAGGTCTTTGTATTTGTTTGCCTAAGTATCTCATTTTACTTATTTTTTAGTTTTTTATAGGGACAAATTGTCCCTAAGTATTTAATTTGTTTTAGAAGTTTTGTTTAAAATATCTGTTAAAAACTTTTATAAAATCCCATCCTAAGGAATTAGAAATAAAACCAATTTCGAAAGCGTGTTTTACTTGTTTTTTTTCGTATTCTTTTGCTTTTTTTAAAATACTATTCCATTCGAATTTATCTTTTGGCTTTTCCCATAGTTGTTCAAATAGCCAATCGACTGCAGTTTGTTTCATTTTATTTGGAGGTTAAAGTTTTCAATTAATCTGGCGCCAGTAACGTATTCGCCTCGCTTGATGGCTTCTTTAATTGCTACCTTGTCAGCGGTAACCACGTTTTTAACGTTTATAAAAGCGCCTGGCAAAGCCTCAACAATTTGAACTTCGACCGCCTCGCTTTTGCGAATGCTTAGTTTAAATAAAGGCGACTCTATCTTTTCGATGTTGCTTACCAGCATTGCGTTTTTAACCGCGCTTTTTAACCGGTCAATTGCTCGCTCTTTGCTTTCTTTCATTACCTTTAAACGCTTAATTTCGTTGTCGATTGCGTCTGCATCGCTCTGGATGTTAGCGATTACCTTGGCATAGTTGCCAGCCTTTACTTGCAATTGCTCTTGATTAATTACTAACGCTTGCTCTAATTCTGGCGTTAGTTCCTCGGTCTCAAGTAGGGACGCCAACTCTAGCGCGTCCCTTGTTATTTCGTATAAATTTGCCATTAAATAAGTCCGTCTAAAGTGTCTTGCTGATCTCTGTTAAAATTGTACTTTGCCATTGCCTCAAGCGCTTGTTTGCGTTGTGCGTCCGTTCCATTTAAATAGCGAACGATGTAAGCAAATTGCTCCTCGGTTGGCGCTACCTTAATCGGTTGCTTTGGCGTGTGGTCATTACTTGCGTCTGGGTCCAAGTGGCTATCTTCGATTAAAAGGAGGCCCGAGAGTGCATATTTCCGCGCATAACTGCTTGACGCACCAAATGACTGCCCCACGTCCATACCTTTGCGGTTGATATCAATTCCAGCCTGAGCGGTAACCGTGCGGCCTTCCAAATCTTTCTGAATGCTGGCCGTTGCCTCGATAAATACCAAGCCGCCGACTTCTTTAACTTCGTCGTGTAGTGTTAGCGTGCATTCGTACTTTAGCAGCAAAGGTTTAACGGCCTCTAGGATATCCTCGCAAGATCGGTATTTATACTTTCCAAAAGAGTTAAATTGATTCTTAGGCGCTTTCAATTCCGCCTGGATTTTTACTAATTCTTTCATAGGTGTTTAGTTTTAAAGGTTTCGTTCAATTTCAATTTCTAATTCTGCCAATAAACTTGGCCTTGGCTTTACCTCAATTACTTCGTCGGTTGTTTCGTCGTTGTACGAAAGGCTGGCCGTGTGGTCAATCGATACCTCAACCTCGCCATATGCTGGCGCGTACTCGCTTTCGTCGTCGCCCCAGTTGGTAACCGTGTAGTCGCCTTGCCAATAGTACGTTTTGCCTTCGTACTCAAATTGCACTTCTTGGTCGTAATAATTGTCTTGCTCGTAATTCATTGGGTTAGTGTTTAAGTGAATAACTAGACCAAAAATAAAAGGTTTAAATTAAAAACAAA